GAGCGCATGCGCCTGGACTCCAGTGGCCGCTTAGGTCTGGGGACTTCGAGTGCTCAGGCGTTACTTGATCTGACGACAGGCAACGATCAGGATCACTTGGCCATACGAAACTGGCCCATGCTTAAGCCAGTCGGCACCGGCATTCGATATGGCGGATATAACAGCAGCCAATGGACAGAGCTATCGTTCTGGACCTCAGGATTGCGGGCAGTTACTGTTGACAACTTACAGCGTGTAGGGATTGGCACTACGGGCCCCAGCGCCGCAACTCATGTCGTTCAACCTAGCTCGGGCAGTGATACCTTCCGTGCAGAAAACAGCGCAAGCAATAATGTTATTCGGCTTCAGGCGGCTACTTCTACTGATAATTACATAGACTTTTATGCAGGTGCAAGTAGTGGCAGCTTAATCCTTCGGGGAGCCGGCACAGAACGCGCCCGCATCGACTCCAGCGGCAGGCTGTTGGTGGGCACGTCTACTGCGCTTAGTGATGCGTCTTCAGTTTCTAGAAGTCTGCAAGTACTAGGAACCAGCGCCGCAACCGCTGGTCAATTTATTGCAAGATTCGACAATAGCGTAAACGCTCCCTCTCTTGTACTCGGAAAGTCAAAAGGAGCCACTGTTGGTACTTACACAGTTGTTAATTCCGGCGATCAAATTGGACGCCTTGCATTTGATGCGACTGATGGTACAAAGTTTGTTAACGCTGCACTCATTGCGGCCGAAGTAGACGGCACCCCCGGCGCTAACGACATGCCGGGCCGTTTAGTGTTCTCCACTTGTCCCGACGGGTCAGCTAGTCCGACGGAGCGGATGAGGATTACGAATGGTGGGAATGTATTAATTGGCTGTCAAAGCTTGCCTAGTGCTACTGTTGAGGGGTTTGTAGCTACAGGAACAAGCAGCGGAAACAGGACAAGTTCTGGATCTTCAACTTCTGCTTACAACCATTGGGTTTTCTATAACGGAAACGGCATTGTTGGATCTATTTCTACAAGTGCTTCTGCGACCACTTATGCCACTTCCTCCGACTACCGCCTTAAGGAAAACGTTGTCCCGCTAACTGGTGCTGCTGATCGCGTCAAGCAGCTCCAGGTTCACCGCTTCAACTTCATTGCGGATCCTGACACCACCGTTGACGGTTTCCTCGCTCACGAAGCACAAGCGGTTGTTCCTGAATGTGTAACTGGCACCAAGGATGCTGTGGACGCTGACGGCAACCCCGTCTACCAAGGCATCGACCAGTCCAAGCTGGTGCCGCTGCTGACTGCTGCGCTGCAGGAAGCGTTGGCTGAGATCGAATCCTTGAGGGCTCGTTTAGACGCAGCAGGCATCTAAGACCTACTCTCTAGTCACCTTCTAATTTGACTCAAATTTGAAGTTGGCCAGTTCACGTCACTAGGCGGGCAACCGGCCTGTTCAACAGGTTGCACCACTCTTAGCCTTAAGGCACCGCCACTACACCCATGGCTGACACCTACACCTGGAACATCGCCCAACTCGAACGCCTCGCTGCCACCGGCGAGATCCAGACGGTGCATTACACCGTCTCTGCTCGCAGTGAAGACGAGGTGTACGCCAGCTCGGCCTACGGCAGCCTGGGCCTCGATCCTGCTGACCCGGACAACATGATCCCCTTCGCCAACGTCACTGAGGCGGAAGTGGTGAGCTGGGTGCAGGCCAAGTTCGGCGAGGAAAAGGTGGAAGAGATCCACCAGGCACTCTCGCAGCAAATCGAGGACCAGCGTGCGCCCAAAGTCGCGCAAGGGTTGCCCTGGAGTGCAGCACCTGCAGCTGCTTAGTCTCGCCGACTACTGTGCTCTAGTTCCCGCTCTGCTTCGGCATCGGGCCGATAGAGCCCAAGCCTCTGTGCGTCCTTGAGGCGTCTCACGCTTGGGCCATCAACTCCAAGTATTGGCAACAGCATTGTCAACGCCAATACCTGAAACCCTTTGCGGCACAGCGGTTTTACGGCTGCTCTGCGTGCTGAATAGGTTGGCCGGTGACCAGGGCTCACGCACCACTGGCCTTGCCACAGCCGGCCGCTGCGGTATCGCCTAGACGTAAAAACGACTAGGCGCGAATCTTAGCGGGGGCAACTTAGGCCGAGCGCCCCCACCCCCGTGCGGTGACTGAAGAGGAGTTTCACGCCCCGGCCCCCGCAGAAAGCGCGCCCTGGGTAGCCCAAGCGGTTCCCGCGCTGCTGGTTGCCGCGGTCTTGGGCCTATGCGGCCTCTTCCTTCAAGTCACCAAGATCGAGACAGGGCTCACCACCGTCCTTGAGGACGTGCGGGAGCTCAAAAACGATTCCAAGGAACGGCTGAACGACATCGACCGCCGGGTCCGCGCGCTTGAGATGCAAGACCGTTGACGGCGGCAACTTAGCTGAACCGCAGGCTCCCCTATGGAGACCACCGCAATCATTGCGCTCACGCTGCTCGTCATCAGCGAAGTGCTCCCCTTCACCCCCCTCGCCGGCAACGGAATCGTGCATGAGGTGGTGAAGATCCTGCGCGAGGTCTTCCCCTACAGCAGCCGTAACCGCAGGTGAGCGCGCGGTTCTACCGCCCCAGCCTCAACCACACCCCCATAGCCCGAGCGCTCTTAGAGCACACAAGCGGCGACTGGATCACCCGAAACGCGGACCTCTTCTTCCGCGGCAGTGACGCCCAGCTCGCCGCACCCCACCCCAGGGGTACGCCCCCGACGCCTCCCGGCTGCGACCCGAATGAGCCCCCAGCGCCCCATCCGCCTGGTTGACGCGGTCAAGTTCACCAAGAACGAACCCCACCAGCTCGCAGCGTGGAACTGGCTTGAAAGCGCCCTAACCCGCGACCAACTCAACGAGTTCGCGCTGCTGTTCCGCGCCACCCCCGGCTACAAGCCAGGCATCGCGGTGGAGAACAGCTGGGACGGCGTCCTCACCGCTGCGCGAACCGCCGGCGCCACCTTTCCTGAGCTCGTTGCAGCGCAATGGGCGCTCGAGAGCGGTTTTGGCAAGCACATGCCAGGCGGCAGCAACAACCCCTTCGGCCTCAAGGGCGCCGGCACCAGCAGCGAAACCCGTGAGTTCGTGAACGGCGAGTGGATCACGATCACCGACTCGTTCCTCAACTTCCCCAACCTCGCCACTGCCGTCCAGTACCTCGTCGACCGCTGGTACAGGGACTACAAGAACTACAAGGGCGTCAACCGCGAGAAGACGCGCGACGATGCCGCACGGGCGCTGGTGCGCGAGGGGTACGCAACCGACCCCAGCTACGCGCAGAAGCTCATCGCGTTGATGAACGAGCACGCCCCAGTAAGCAAACTCCCCGCGCCAACGCCGTTCCCCAACCCCCTGCGCGTCCCCTACTACAGCCAGCGCGACAGCGGCCTGCCGGGCCAAGCGATGCGGATGTGCTTTAGCAGCAGCTGCGCCATGCTCGTCGCCGCCCTGCGCCCGGGCGCCATCACTGGCCTCGACGCCGACGACCAGTACCTGAAGCGCGTTCAGCAGTTCGGCGACACAACTGACGCCACCGCCCAGCTCCGGGCGCTGCGAAGCTTCGGCATCCGCGCCAAGTTCACCCAGGACGCCAACTGGAGCGACCTCGAGCGCCAAATCAACCGAGGCGTCCCCGTGCCCTGCGGCTTCCTGCACCACGGCCCCAGCTCCAACCCCGCAGGGGGCGGCCACTGGCTCACGGTGATCGGCTACACGAAGAGCGCCGTCATCGTCCACGACCCATTCGGAGACATGGACGTAGTGGAAGGCGTGTACCTCAGCAGCCGCGGCAGCGGGCTCGCATACAGCCGCAAGAACTGGGGTCCCCGCTGGATGGTTGAAGGCCCAGACACCGGCTGGGCCATCCTTGCCGACCCATGAAACAGCAGTACATCGTCGACGTTCGGCTCCAGATCGTCGTCGAATCAGTTGAGGATTCCGAGGGCGTCGCCAACAACGTCTACGCCCAATGCGCAGAGCTCGCCTACTCGGAAGACCACCTCCTCCGGCTTGAGGTCATCCCTTGCCCCCTTCCGCCGATCACCTCCAGTGGATCACGGGATAACGGAAACACACCTGCTGCACAAGCGTGACGCCAAGCGGCGCTTTCGCAGCCACATCTTCGAGGCGTGGCGCGGCCGTTGCGCCTACTGCGGCTGTGCCGGCGCCACAACCCTCGACCACATCAAACCCCGCAGCCGCGGAGGCGACACCACCACCCAAAACCTGGCCCCCGCCTGCTCCGACTGCAACCGGCGCAAAGGCAGCAGCGAAGTGTTCAGTTGGTTTCGGCTCCAGCCGGACTGGAGCCCTGACCGGGAAGCGGATCTATGGCTGTGGATGCACCCACGCTGCTTTGGAGATAGTGCAGCTTCACTTCTGCTTGCCAGCGTTGACGATGAGCAAAGGCCATTCCAAGGCCCTCGACCACCCACCAGACCTGGCCGTTGGGCTCCACCATGCGCCGCATAAAGGGCTCCATATGTAACCGCTCGCTAGCATGTTGTGTACGCCTAGGTTGCTATGAGCGACGGCGAAAGCAGACCCACCAGCTGGATGGCGTACAGCATCCCTTTGACGGAGGAGCTGAAGCTGGAGCAGGCGATCAGGGAGGTTTCAGGGCACCCAGACATGGACAAGGTCCGAGCCCTGTGCGCCTCCCTGATGCGCAGCAACTACCACCAGCAACAACTCTTAGCGAACGCGGTGGGTCGCATTGGCGAGCTGGAGCTTGTCCTGTTCCTTGGCGCTCATGCGGAGCCCAGCGAGGTCAGCGCTTTTCTCTCCATGGCCCGCGAGGTCTGCGAGGACCTTGGCATCGGCTAAGGGCGACACCGAGCTCATGTACAGCCGCAGCGTGCGCAGCGCCCTGATCTCAATCTGCCGCACCCGCTCCCTCGACACCCCGAGGTCCTGGGCCAACACCTGATACGCCACAGGCGCCTTACCAGTCAGCTCGTGGCGGTGTTCAAGCACGTAGCGCTCACGCTCAGACAGTCGTGCCAAGCAGGCTTCCAGACGCCAGCGGTCATCAATCAAAAAGATGGCGTCGTCGTCCAGGTAGCTGGGGTCTGGGATCAAGTCGATGAGCGGGTTGCCATCGTCCACGCACGACGCATCCAGCGACGTCGGCGCAGCCGTGCGCTCAAAAATCATCCACATCTGCTCCACCGACATCCCCATCGCATCCGCCAGCTCCTGCTTGCTGGGCGTCCGCCCCAGCTGCTGCGACAGCTGCTGCATGGTGTACTTGAGCTTGGGCACCTTCTCAGCGACGTGGTGCGGCAGCCGAATCGCCGCGTCCTGCTGATTCACAGCCCGGTTCATCCCCTGCCGAATCCACCAGTAGGCGTAGGTCGAGAACTTGTAGCCCCGCGCGGGGTCAAACTTCTCGACCCCCCGCATCAACCCAATCGTGCCCTCCTGGATGAGGTCAAGCATCGTCAGGTGGTTGACGCGCTTGAGGTACTTCTTGGCGATGGAGACCACCATGCGCAAATTGCAGTTCACCATCTGCTGCTTGGCCCTCTCACCCAAGCGCACTTCGCGCGCCTCCGCCTTGGTGAGCCGACCCCCTGCCGCCTCCTTCTCGCGCAGCTGCGTCAAGCGCTGCACCTGCCGGCCCAGAAGTACCTCCTGAGTAACGGTAAGCAGAGGGTAACGAGCGATCTCGTTTAGGAAATCAGAAAAGCTGTGATCAATTCTCATTGTGAGTTTGCATTAGTCAAGGTTTCCGAAGAGCGAACGCTGTACTGCAGTTCTGCGAGAAAGGCATAGAGGGAGCGGTTGTCCACGGCTGGGTGCTGCGCGGCGGCGAACCGCTGCCCCTGCTCCACCACCTCCAGCAACAGCTCCGGCACACCGCCCAGCGCCAGTGCGCTGTGAAAAGGCGCAGTGCTCACTCCGCCCCTACGCCAAACGCCGCCTCGCCAATGCCGGGGAACTCACGGCAGAACACCTGTTTGCACTGCTCCGCAATCTCGCGGTGCTCCAGTTGCGTACCGGCGTCCGTGCGCACCTGGATGTAATGAATCCACGAGCGCAGCGTGCCGTGCATGTAGAGCACAGTGGGCGTACACATCGGCAGGATGCGCCGCGCCGTCTCCCGCGCCACCCCGTTTTCCACCATCGCGTAATAGAGCCCATACGCCTTGGTGATGACCGCACCGGCGTCCCGCTCTAGCTGCGCCTGATCCTCCTCGCTGTAGTCATCGAAAGAGTTCTGGCGGTTCTGGGTGTCCTGGCGCCTGAAACGAGGAATTTCGGCGATGGATGTGCGCGCGTAGCGGGTGCTGAACTCCTGGAAGGAGAAGCTCCGGTGACGCAGCAGTTGCGCTGCAATGTCCCGCTCCGTCTCAATCTTCACGCAGAGAGAGCACATCTCAAACGGGCTCCAGTGCTGGTGCTCAATCAGGTATCGAATCAGGCGGGGAGCCGTCTCCTGATTGTCCTGATTGTCCGGGTTGCTTACTCGTGCCATGTAAGCCGTAAGCGCCTCGGCGCCATCGGTTCGATGCACCAGAGTTACTTTCATTGTTGGAAAAGCGGATTCGTTGATAATTAGGACGCCGCACCGGCTGATCCCGCGCCATCCACTGGATCGCGTCTTTCGGCGCGAGGATTTCAATCGTCCACCAGCGGTGACCGCAGTGTTTGCAGTCGCGAAAGCGCAGAAATGAGTCGGGGGCGTCGCGGAATGTTTTGCTGGGCCGGCTGTATTTGCCGGTGCAAGCTGGGCACAACACGACGCCCGCCCTCTACTCAGCGCCGGACTTGGCGATGCAGTCCAACACTTCTTGCGTGCGCTTGCTGTCGATGTATTCAGCAAACGCAACGTGCGTCGTGATGGTGTGTGGCGCCGGCTTGACGTTGGGGTACGACTGCGACCACCACTCCATAAACAGCTGCTCAGTTGTCACCTGCGAACTCCTCTGCGTACTTTTGGAAGAGTCCGGTGTAAGTTGCATGATCAGGGTGATCAGGCCGATACCTGCCATCACGCACGTAAAGCTGCTCCAGCCGTTCCTGGACTCTTTGCTGCACGCGGGGGTCGCAATCTGTCGGGGACGGCAGCCGGTCCAGCGCCCGTAAGTCATTGATCTTCATTGATAACGAGTGAGGTTTCGAGGTGGTTAATGAGCTCGTTGGAGTACCAACGCAGCTTCTTGATGTCCTGCAGGCGATTCTTGTGCCGCTCTCGCCAGGCGTATTTGAGAATTGCGCCCTTGAGGTAGCCCCGGTACTCATCAGGAGTGAGGGCTGCCTTAATGGCGTCAATGCACTCAATGCCGCCCTGGGTGTAGTGGGGCGGGTGGTCAACGAGCTGGTCTGGCGTCACAAGCCGTACCTCCCCGCCTCAAGGGCGGCCACGGTCTTGATGCCCTGAACGGCGTGCTTAAGAGCGAACAGTGCGGTAACCAGCTCCTGGTAACCGCGCTCGTCCTCACTCAGCTCCACCTCCCCGTCAGAGAGGCGGTTCAACAGCTGCAAGAGTTCTGCAGTGTGCGTCACGCAATCTTCGGCCACCGCCGAGATGCGCCGTGGCGCAAGGGAAGTCACGGGTGTTCCTGTATGGACAGGGAGAGAGTATCTGTTCCACACAGGAAGTCAAGCCCCTATAGCGTTAGTCCCATGGGACAAGCCGTGCGCATCGGGTATTTACGGGTGTCGACCGACACCAGCGAGCAGCTCAACGCCCTGGAAAACCAGCGCTCCCGCATTCTGGGCTCTGGCGTCGACCGCCTCATCGAGGACGTGGAGAGCGGGCTCTCCCAGGACCGCCCCGGCTACCTGGAGCTCCTGCACCTCATCGACACGCGCCAGGTGCAAGAGGTCGTCTGCACCCGCGTCGACCGCCTTGGCCGGGACGCTGCGGCGACCGATGCGCTGATCGCCGTTGCCGCCAAGCGCGGTGTGCGCATCCACTGCCTCGACGGCGGCACCATCGACTCCGAGACGCCCCAGGGCTTCCTGCTGTCGCGCATGGCCACCTCAATGGCAGAGATGGAGAGCCGGATGCTCTCGATGCGTGTCCGCGCCGGCTACAGCGAAGGCCGCAAGCGCGCCCGCCCCCTGCGCGGCAAGGTCGCCTGGGGCTACCGCGTCAACGCCGACCGCAGCGCCCTCGAGCCGGACCCTCAAGAGTTCCCGAGAGCGGCCCGCTTCCTTGCGTTATGCAAGCAATGCGACTGGCGCATGAACACTGCCCTCGATAAATGGCATACAGCAGGGCTGGGCGCTCTCCCCTTAAGCTCCTGCCGCGCTGTCAAAGCCTGGCTCCTCAACCCAGTCCTCCGAGGCGGCCTTGGCTATCTCAAACAGAACGACAACACCTACAAAGAAATCGTCTGGGATACTCACGAAGCCCTGCTATCTCACAGCAGCTTTGTGATCATGGAACGTCAGTTGCATGACAACCGAAGACGCTGGGGCCACAGCGCCCAGGTCAAGCCCCGGCTCTTAACGGGCCTCTGCGTATGCGCAGGCTGCAACAAAAAGATGACCTACGCCGGCAGCCGCACCATCGCCAGCGTTGTATGCAAAAGCCGAGAGTGTGCGCAGCGCTACAAAAGCACCCGAGAACAAACGGTGCGCGAAGCGATCAATAGCGAGCTCTCGAAGCGCAACACGCAGTTAGCGCAGCTGGCCACAAAAGAAAACCCCGAGACCCTGGCCCTTAAGGCCAAGATCGCGTGGTTAAAGGCGCTGGACGACCCTGACATGGCCGCAGCGATTGAGATCAAGCGCGAGCGCCTGTTAGCACTGGAGCAGCAAGTCGGCCCCGACCCCCAGCTCCTGTCTGTATTCGCCGACCCTGCCGTCTGGTCACAGTTGAGCGACGAGGAACTGCGGGAGCTGTACCTAGCGCTGGTCGAACGGGTGATGGTGGATCGCCAGGAAGTGGAGACCGTGGTGCTTCGCCTCTGATGTAGCGCTCTGCAGCAGTCTGCAGCAGTTCTCGAAGTCGGGGGTCCTGCATCTCCTCTACTTCTCCCCCCAGCTGCGAACCACTCCGCCCTCAACCTTCATGGTCACTGCAGTACCGACGATGGGTATAGCAGCATCCTGCATCTCACCGACGACGATCCCCAGCACTTCGTCAGCCGCCTCAATGCGCGATTCGCATAAGACCTCGTCGTGTACACACGCAACGAGCTGTGCGCCGGCCGGAAGTTGATGAAAAATCGAGACCATCGCTGCCTTCATGATGTCAGCGCAACCCCCCTGGATTGTGTTATTGGCAAAGATCTGAACGCGGTTCTCCTCGCCGTACAGCTTCCGCCGACGCCCTATAGCCGTCCGCACCGGCGCGCCCGCGTCAACCTGCTTCTGACACCAGCGGTGCCACTTCCCAACCTCGGGGTAGGCGGCGTGCCACATCTCATAAAAGTCCCGAGCTTCTTTCGGCTTGATGTAGAGCCCCAGCGTCGCAAAATACGACTGCAACCCCTTAGGCGCCGACGCATACGCCAACCCAAAATTGCACGCTTTAGCTGCAGTTCTCTGGGGTTTTTCAACCTCCTCGTCTTTGATGCCGTACATCAACGCAGCCGTGCGGGTGTGCAGATCCGCCCCGCTGTTGAACGCATCAAGCATCGGGGCGCATTCAGCCACAGCCGCTAAGTAACGCAGTTCCATCGCGCTGTAATCCGCCTGCACCAGCACATGGCCCTCCGGCGCAGTAAACGCAGTGCGAAACTCAGGATCCCTCGGTATCTGCTGCAGGTTCGGGTTAGAACAACTCCAGCGACCTGTGGCTGTCTGCAAGGGCATGAACTGCGCATGAATTCTCCCATCCCACCGCACATGTTCAATGAGCTTCTCCGCCATCGTTGCCCGCTTCTCCGCCTTCTTGTAGAACTCGTAAGTGCGGACAATCTCGTGATGGCGATAGGTCGCCAGGTTCTTCTTATCCAGCGACACTTTGCCCTTGTCGTCTTTAGGCACGATCCCCAGCACCCCCCAATACGTAGCGTGCTGTAACGGCGAACCCATGTTGAATCCCGCCGGCACCTTGGTCCCCTCGCGCACCTTGCCCGTCGCCTTGGCGTTGAGATTGACCTCCCCAGACGCCAGCCGGGGCAGGCCCTCATGCCCCTTCTCCTTCAGCTGCTCATCCAGCAGCTGCACATAGAACACCTGCCCTTCATTGCGACTCGAGCAGTAGAACTCCCGCGCCGAACGCAACTGCTCGGTGTCGACATACATCCCCTTGAGCTCCATAGCCGCGACGACAGGGATGAGCGCCGTCTCCAGCTGATAGGTGTGGAGCAGCCCCTGCTCGTACACCTGCGCATGAAGTGAGTGGGCGGCATCCCACGTCATCTTCACGTCCGTCATTGCATACGCCAGGTCCGCCTCACTGAGCTCGGCGTTCATCCAGTCCTGCGACTGCAAAGACTTGTCAATCACCTTCCCCAGCTCTCGGCGCACCACATCGCCCAGTGAGTGGCGGATGTTGGCGGTGCCCTGATGGATCAACCGGGACGCGATCATCGTGTCGTACAGGCGCCCCCTCACCTCAACGCCTGACGCCAGCAAACACTTCACATCAAACCCGAGGTTGTGTCCGTACACCTCCAGCTCCGGGTTCTCGAGCCACACCCGCAGCGCCTCCCACTGCGGCTCGCCCCACAGCTTCAGGTCATACCAAGCACTGCAGCTGTCGTTGTAGAGCTGGAGCAGGCGCTGCTGCTGCCTACCCTCCCAGCACAGGGGCACCAGCGCCGTCTCCATGTCGAGCGCAAACGCGCTACCGAACCTCTCCAGGTCGGAGAGAAGCGCCTGATCAACGTCCGCCATGGATGCCCTTCCAGATGCGGATGATCGTGTCGTCGGGCATGGTCGCCAACGTCAGCGCCCAGCTCGTGACCCAGCGCACGTCCTCGTCTTTGAGGTGCCTGAAGGTGTCGAGCTGAATGTCCTGGATCAGGTCCCGCCGCTCGTGCGGCATCAAGACATCGTCTATCAGGTCCAAAGCGCACCGTCCTGGGTTGAGGTGCGCTGAGACTACCGGACTCGGTCAGGTCACGCTACTTTCCGCCTGTCCGACTTAAGAATTCATGCTTCGCGACGACCAGACGGCGCTCTTAGACGGGCTCCCACCCCAGTGGCGGTACGCCCTCACCGGTGGCAACGACGATTCCAAGGTCTGTTTCGAGGAGGGCTGGAACACCAAGGGCTCCGGCCGCACGCTCGACGACGTGTTGCGCATCAACTCCTCGCCGTCGCCGTATGAGCGCTGGAAGTCGAGCAAGCTGATCGGCGTCGGCGCCATCACCGGCCCGGAGTCCGGCGGCCTACTGGTGATCGACTTCGACGGCACCGGCTCCCAAGCGATCCGCGCATTCCGCGATCACTTCCACCGCACCCCCAGCGCTCTGCGCCCCACCCTCTGCAACGAGAGCGGCAAGAAAGGCCGCGGCAAGATCTTCCTGCGCGTCCCGCCCCACTGGTGGCCCCAGCTTGAGAACCGCAGCGCCAGCTGGCGGGTCGACGACAAGGTGGTGCTGGAAGCGATCTGGATGAATGGCACCGGCACCGGCCGCCACGCCGTCATCTGCGGCGACCACCCCCAGAGCTCCCACCAAAGCCCGCTCTACTACCGCTGGCTCAAAGGCTGTGCGCCCACCGACGTGAAGTGGGGTGACGCGCCTGAGTGGTTGCTGCTGGGCATCATCGCCAAGTTCGACGAGCAGGTGCCCGACAGCCCGGAGGAGCGCCGCCGCTCCGGCGAGGACGACGCCACCCCATGGGAGCGCCTGCGCACCCACGAAAAGATCCAGCTGGCGCGCGAGGCGTTGGAGTTCTGCCCCAATCGCGACGGGCGCGGGAGCGGCACCTACGAGAAAGTGCGTCGCATCGTCTGCGGCCTCATTGACGAGTTCGGCCCCCAGCTCGCCCAGGACATCATCGAAGCCAGCGAGTGGGACACCCGCAACGACTGGGGCAACACCACCGCGGAGAAGACCATCGCGTCGCTGGCGAGTAGCCGCGTGGCCGAAGACCAGCGCGCCCGCATCGGCTCGCTCTTCCACTTCGCGCGCAACAACGGCTTCCAGTGGCCCACCTGGGCGCTGCCCCCGCTGGAGCAAACCCAGCTCCACGTCGACGGGCTGAAGAAGGTGCTCAACAAGATGAACGAGGTGAGCCACGACCACGCTGCGCTTGCGGCGTGGACCGGCCGTGCCTACCGCGAGTACGGCGTGAGCCCTGCTGACTTGTACCGCCTGCGCCTGGAGCAGTGGCTGGGCGTGGTGAGCCTCGGCGCCCCGCGCTCCATGGCTGACATCGCCAAATCGCGCCGCAACGACAACGTCGGCACCGACGTGCTCGACGGCCTGCTCCCCCGGCGCGTCCACGTCGTCGCCGGCGGGAGCCACAGCGGCAAGACAACGCTGGCGTGCTTCCTGGCGTCGCGGGTCCTCAATGGCGCCCCAGTCGACATCGGTAACACCCGCCACGGCATCAACACCGCAGGCCGCGTGCTGGTGCTCACCAGCGACTGCAGCGATGAGGACATGGTGCGCGATCTGGTGCTGGAAGGCATCGAGGACAAGGCGTGCCAAGAGCGCCTGCTGATCCACTCCGGCGCCAACTTCGACGACATGATCCCCATCGTCCAGACGCTGAGCGACTTCAAGCCGGATCTGGTGATCTGCGACTGCCTCACCTCCATGGCGGTCACTGGCGTCAAGGTGGGCGACCCGGCCTACGCCGACCCGATCCGCATGTTCGTGCGGCACAACGGCACCAGCTGGCCTAAGTGCGCATTCCTGATCCTCCACCACACCAGCCGCGACGAGCCTCTGCGCTTCAGCGGCACCGAACAGATCAAGGCCGCCTGCGAGGAGCTCTGGGTGTACTACGACCCCGAACTGATCAAGCAGAAGAAGACGGCGCCGTCGTTCAACAAGACCCGCCACCTGCTGGTGGAGAAGAGCCGGGGCGGCTATGCGGGGCGCAAGCTGCAGATCACCCGCGACGGCTACACCGGCGTCTGGCAGTGGATGGACCCCAACCAAGGAGAGGCATCACCGATGGAGGTGCTGGCCTCCGCGTTCCGGCGCGTCACCGACGACCGCTGGCGCATCCCCAGCGAATGGATGCAACTGCTTGACCTGCAGTTCAACGAGCGCAACCTGCGCCGCTACCTGGACCGGCTGGTGGGCACGGTGCTGGAGACGGAGCTCCGCCCCAGCCCCATCGTCAACAACCGCCCCTGCCTCCATTACCGACCCCGGCAACAGGTCCGCACCTCCGCCCAGCAGATGCTCACCAGCCGGGGCGACGGCATCAACTACATCTGATCAGCACCCAACTGGGGAGGGGTCTCTTTAATACTCTCCCCCTTTTCCTGTCCGAGTTCGCTGAAACCGACTGCGCTGCAATGGATCGGCTCGGACAATCGTACTCGGACTTTGCTCGGACAGTGTCCGAGTCAAACAGGGCTCATTCTCAATAAGCGCGCTTGTTGCGCGGACAGTGTCCGAGTCTGGCCGAGTCAACTGTCCGAGTCCAAATCCATTCCCCCCCAAGGGGTTTAGTAGGTACTCGGACAGGCAAACCGGGGGAGTATTAAAGGGAACGGGAGTTTGGACCCCTGCTAGTGCGACCTCAGGTAGCGTCAGGGCTACCTAGCTAGGGCACACATGACTGACGCGACCCAGGCGCCTCCACTGCTCACCAAACTCGAACAGGGCGCCATCCAGTTCCCCCCAGCATTCCGGGCGCTGAGCAGTCAGATGACCCAGACGCAGTTCATGAAGCTGGCCGCGGCTTACCTGGGCACCAAGGCGATCCACAGCAGCACGATCGGCGGCTTCCGCAGCGGCAAGCTCACCGAACCCGCCCCCAAGACGCTCCTGGCGCTCGGCTACTTCAACACCGCCCTCGCCCGCTCCATCGGCCACCCGGAAGAGCTGATCGAGCAAGCGCCCGACATCGGCTACCCACCCAAGCTCCCCCACTACCTCAAGGAGATCTGGGAGCACACCATCCCAATGCTCGACCGCGAAGGCGTTGCTCTGGGGCCTTTGGGCATGTTTGAAGCGTTCTGCGGCCTCCGAGAACTCCCCGCCAGCGAACGTCGCTACCTCGACGAGGTCGACGCCCCCAGCGCCAGCCGCGTTCTAGGTGCGTTCCTGCGCGCCCACTACGGCAAGCACAACATCGACTGGTACGAAAAGCTGCCCGAGCTGGTCTACGACTGCCCCACCATCGAGCCCCTGCTTCTCAACCGCACGGTGCCAGCAGACCGCCTGATTCACGACCTCGACACCATCGGCCGCCTTGTCGGGCTAAGCGGCAGCGCTCTCTGGGAGCACCTGCAAGCAAACCTAAGTAGGTAGACTCGCGCCGCCCCTGAGCAGCGCACCTTGCCCGAACCAATCATTCAGCCCCGGCCAGCCGTGCAACGGCTCACGCACTGGGGCGAGATGAAGCGCTGCCGCAGTCTGAGCATGACCGACACCTGCCACGAAATCCTCAGAACCCTTGCGGACAGAGAGGGCGTGAGCATCAGCGAGGTGGTGGAGCGGATGGCCCGGCAAGCCGCAACGGAAATGCTTGACGACCTGAACCGCCCCCGCTAGCGTCTCTATACCTATCCAGGTCGGGTAGGCCCTAAACGACCCACCTACAACAACGTGCCCTTCTTTTCGCAAACATTCAGCGCTTCTCTCGCCCCCAAAGAGACGGAAACCGCCAGCCGCGATGGCTACGTCAACCCCTCTCAAATCGGCAAGACCCTACCCAACCCCTTTAGGTGCGCCGTACTTAGTGAGGAGCCGTTGACCGGGTACGAAATCTGGTTCGACAAGGCAGACGGCGGCAAGACCAAGCGCATCGCAGCCGGCGACTACCCCAGCGACGCCCTCCTCGCCGACTACGAGAAGCAGATCGGCGCGAAGGTTGCTTACGAGGTCGACTACGAGACCAAGCAGCCCACCGACCGCAAAGCGATCAAGAAGTGCGCCGCCTTCTTCATTTACGACTACGAAGCCGAAGCGGTGAAGGTCCTGAACTACACGCAGATGTCGCTCCTGCGTGACATCGACCGCAAGACCGGCGACCCCGACTACGAAGACTTGGCTGCCTGGGATCTCGAGATCACAAAGGTCACCAGCCCCAAGGTGAGCTATAGCGCCGACATGAAGCCTGCCCTTCGTGCGAAGGACAAGGCCGTGGGCGCAAAGCTGCAGGAAGCCTGGGAAAGCGCGAAAGCCGCAGGAGCCGACATCTGGCGCCTGACCGACGGCGGCAACCCATTCACTGCCAAATGACCGTCACCCGCTACCTGATCAAAACAGCACGCGGGTACTACCGCGCCGAGGCCCACCAGCGGCCCGGTGCGGACCCCAACTGGACTCGCTTCCCCGAAGAAGCCCAGGGGTGGATCGACCTCGACGCCTGCTACAAGGCTTGCCGGCTCTACACCAAGAACACCGGCGAGAGCGCAGTCGTAGTGGTCACCCTGCGCCCCTCGGCAACCTCGTTCAAAGCTGTAGCCACACCCGCGTGAAACACCTCCTCGACGACCTCCGGGACGGTCTCAGCGAAGAGGAGGAGCAGTTAGCGGCCTCAATCAACGAGCTGGACGCGCAGGCCATCGCCAACGCCTTGGCCCTGCGCACGGCCGTCAAAGCGCAAAGCATCTCGAAGTCGCTGTTTCTCAGCGACTCCTCTATCGACGCCATCACCACTGCCCTTCTTCACCAGTAGCCGATGCCGCAACGCCTCACCTCTCTCCCGCAGCCGCGAGGCGTTGTCACACGATTACCAGACAAGAGCGGCTACACCTCCCCGGTAGGCCGCCTCGACTCGGTCACCAGCATCCTGGGCAAGACCGGCAGCAGTAAAAAGCGTCTCGAGCAGTGGCTCAAGCGCCCAGACGCTGCTGCCATCAGCGACGCCGCAAAAGCACGCGGCACCTGGACCCACGAGCAAATCGAGAACTGGCTGCTGGCGCACCAAGCGGGCGCCCCCCTGCCCAACCCCAAGCACTTCGCCTTCGGGGCGTACTGGCGCAACATCCGCCCGTTCCTGGAGCAGCACTGGGTCCAACTGGTGGCACAGGAATGCGCGGTGTACCACCCCACCCGCTTCGCCGGCCAGTTCGACGCCCTCGGCTACAGCAACTACACGCAACGCGACGACCTCACCCCCGAAGCCGCCAGCAACCTGCTGACGCTTTTGGACTGGAAAACGTCGAAAAACAAGCGCGATTCAGCGCTGGTGGAGGACTACTGCTGCCAGCTGGGCGCCTACGCCACAGCCATCGACTACGTCTACGGCGTCAAACCGGAGCGTGCGCTGCTGGTGATCGCACGTCCACACGGCGACTTCCCCGACATCTGGGAGCTAACGGGCGACGAACTGCGCGACTACGGCCGCAAGTTCATCAACCGCGCCAACACGTACTACACGGCCCAACACGGTTTTGAGCAATGACCTCCCACGAGGACCACTACCTCCCCCCGCGTAACACCACCACCGCGGTGCTCCAATTCATCTCCACCCACTGCGTCCCACCCCAGCCCGACCTCGTCTTCACGGTCCGCGGCATCCGCACCGGCAAGTGGCTCGGCACCTGGATCCGCGTGCTGGTGCAGGAGCACGGCACTGACCACCTCGACGCCACGATCCAGGTCTGGCACCACCACCCCAGCGGCGAATTCACCCCCACCGAAATCACCCACTGCACTCCGTGACCCAACAACACCCCATCACCCCACCGCCGGAGCTGGTAGAGCAGTGGGCACATTTGCCTGCCGACTGGAATACGGTTGCCTTCCTTATTGCCCAGTGGGGTGCAGACCAAGAGCTGCAGGCGTGCTGTGCGCTAATGGACAACTGGGGTCTCGAAGAGTGTGACCTTCGCGACGCCCGCCGCCCGAATCTGACGAGCCTGAAGCAGCAGGCGCTAGTCGCGCTCCACGCTGTTGCCAGCGGCGCCAATGACATGCGAGAGCAGCGCCAGGACTTGGAGACAATCCGTCTCGCGCTGGAGCAGCTTGATGACTAGCCCCAGCTTCGAAGACCGCTGGGCAGAGGTCGAGAAAGCAGTCGAGATTGCGCAGAACTCTCCACGCTTCGTCGTCACCCCCGAATACCCGTGCCTGCTGGAACTCCGAGAGGAGATCAAGCAGCTCAAAGCTGCGCTGACCGCCATTCAAGAGATGGTTAGCGACCTAAGCAAAGCCGACAAGGTGCGCTTTCTGCAGCTCACGCGCCTCGCCAACGCCGTCGCCAACCAACTTCCCGACCGCCAGACGTTTTTCGCGGACCTCATCCCTGACAGCAGCGACAGCTGCGCGCCCCCATGCCCCTAAACCCCACCGCCTGCCCCAGCTGCGGCAGCCACAACGTCCGGGTCGTGATTACGCGCCCCACGCGCGACTACCTGCACATCCTGCGCCGGCGCAAGTGCGTCGCCTGCGCGCACCGCTGGTACACGCTGCAGGACTGCGAACGCATCGTGACAGGCGACGACTTCACCTGGGTCGGCCGCCATTCAGGCCAGGACATCGTCATCCACGAACACCGCCCCCCTGCGCCATGACCCCCACCGACTCCGACCTCCGCATCACCCTCATCACAAGCGGTGGCCCCGGCCTTGACGACCCCAACACCTGCACTACCACTTGGTCCGTTTCCATGGAGGACTCCACAGTCCACGCCTGGATGCAGGTGTTTGAGCAAGTGCTTCGCGCTGGCGGTTTTAGCGACCGCAACATCATGCGCGGCGCGTGCCAACTCGCATTCAACGAGCGCCGCACCACGGACGACATGAAGGCCGTCGCCGACGACTACGGCCTCACCCTCCAAGAGCTCACCCTCACTCCCTAAGCACAAATACCTACGCCCCACTGCGCCATGCGCTGCCCCACCTTCAGCCCTAAATAGCTAGCCCGCCCATCGCCCTCGGCGCCCGGCAACTTAGCTCTGCCGCCCCTGCTCCATGCCGCGCCCCAGCAACAAGGCCGCCGCCAGCGCCATCGAGCGTTATGCGCGCACCAACATCGCTGAGCGCAACGACGCCTACGGGCAGTTCATGTACCACGCAGAACTCCTTCGCCGAGGGCACACAACCATTCACCAACGCGACTTAGCGACGCTGCCCCGCAAGTACCGCGACACCATTCAGCAGTTGCGGCAGGGGTCGGCAACTTAGGCGCAAGAAGCCGCGCCCCCGAGCGCCTATGCCGATGAGCGACGAGAGCACCGACGCCCAGCTAGCGGACTTTGGCAACCCCGCCCCAGCTAACCCGGAGGACGTGCCCCGCCGCCGTCAGGCATTCACTGCGCTCGAGATCGCTGAGCAAGTGCGCATCGTCCAGGACTGGCTGAGCGAGGGCTACCGCCCCAACCAGATCCGGCAGCGCTGCGCAGATCGTTGGGGGATAGCAACCCGAACTGCCGAGCACCGGATGTCTGCTGCCCGCCAGCAAATGATCCGGGACATCAACGTGATGGACCGCGCAGAAAAGGTCAGCGAGATGATCGAAAAGCTCGAAACAGTCATTCAGATGAGCATCGAGCGCAACATGGGCGCCAACGCCATCGGCGCGATGAAGCTCCAAGCGGACCTGCTCCAGCTCATCAAAGCCAAGTGCATCTAACGCCATTCACTACGGCGAAAAACGCATTCAGGGCGCATTCACCGCGCAAAAACGCATTCAAGGCGCGAAAAACACATTCAGGGCGCAAAAACGCATTCACACGCTGTTTTTTGCGCCCCGCGCCTTTATAGTCGCCAGGTCCTAGCAGTGGGACCACGGGCGCCTGCGGATGACCCCAGCGCCCCGCTTTTCTCCGCCCCGCGCCCGCCAGCGCCGCTGAGCCTGAGAATCATTCTCACGCCAAAGGCTCCACGCCACAGCTAGCGCCTGGCCCCGGCCCCTGCGATTCCGCGCCCCGGTGTCAGGGTCGCAGTCTCCCCACCGGCCCCACGTGGGCGCCCCGCGCCCGGCGCGTAGCGGACACAGTTAGGACACAAAAGCTGCCTGCGCACCGCGCGCCCTCGCCACCCCGGCGCGTAGCGCAGCACGGGCGCAGCAAAAGGCCCCAACTGCAGGGCGCAGCTGGGGCGGATTGGGCGCCCCATGGTTTCGGGGCGCCCGTGATCAAAAGGGGCAATCCGGGGGCACCGGCTCCGGCGCCCCGGGCGCGGCGCGGGCGTCAGTGGTGGGCAAGCGAAACCGCGTTACGGGCGCTGATATCGCGCGGCGAAACTGCGCCAAGGCCGCGGCGTGCGCCCGCGTCGCCCGTACGGCGAGGCTCTCATCCCCAGCCGCCATAGCGCGCCCCGCGATGAGCTCAAGCCGGTGCAGCGAGAGCATCGCTTGCCTGTCCAGCTCCGCGGGAGTGGCCGCGTCGCACAACTCAAACGATGCGGCCGCAACGTACCGGCGCGCTTGCCGCAGGCTCACGCCGTAGCGCTCCGCCAGGGTGGCCGCGGCGAAGGCGGAACCGGCGCCGGAGCTAAGAAGCTCGAGCGCGTCCCGCTCCCGCGCGGCCCGTTGCGCATCTGTAGCGCGCTCACCCATCGCGCCGCCCCAGCTTCCCGAACGCTTCCTGCAGCAGCACTGACGCCAGGTTCGACATGCTGCGCCCTTCCGCGTCCGCTTGCGCCTTAAGGCGCTCCATCACCGACGCGGGCAAGACAATAGAGATCCGCGCTGATTTGGGGCTGATCACGGCTGAGCCTCCAGCACGAGAGGAGCGGGCGCAGCGCCTGGCCAGGGGTAAGGGTCATGCCGCCAGCTTTGATCGGGCGCCAGCAAGGGAAGGTCTGTACCTTCCGCGAGGAGCGCCGGGGTCAGTTGAGCGCGCAGGCGCTTCAGATCGCACCAGTAACCGGAGGAGCACCAGCCGCTTACTTCCTCCTCCCACTCCGGCCCGCACTCATCAAACAGCCAGCGCAGGGCGTCTTCGTCGAGTTCAGCGGCGCGCTCCTCGCCCCACCAGTCGTCGGCGCCTGAGGGCGCGAGCTCCTGCAGGGCTTCGCCCACCAGCTGGCGGAACTCAGACCGAAACGGGTCTTCCCACGCCTGCTGTTGCAGTTCGAGCTCGAGCGCGCTGTGATCCTCCTCGCTGATCAACGGATATGACTCCAGCGCCTGCAAGGTCTCGAGCATCTCCGGCGTGAGGAATCGCACGTCGAGACTGAGCCCGTCGGCGTCGCCGTCGGCGCGCTCAAGTTCGCGGGCGAAGTCTTCCCGGAAGACGCGGGCGTTACTGCGCACGATGCTGGGCGCGTCGTAACCGCCCGGCCAGCGGCAATCGTCGTTGAGCCAATCGGAGCACCAAAGCAAGCGCGATTGCCAGCGCGTAGCGGCGCAGTAAAGGGCGGCCCGCTCCGCGGAACCGCGAGGGTATGGGGCGCCCTCAGGCTCAGCGCCGCCCCAGCTCCGGCCGGACTCAAGCGGCCAGAAGGAGGAGTCGTCGAGAGTGCGCAGCGCGTAGGACGCGCCGCCCTCCAGCTCGCGGCAATCGACGACCCAGCGGCCTTGGCAGCCGTCGAGAGCGTCGATCCGGCGCAGGAGCTCCGGCGAGAGGGTGGGCAGGCGCAGGGTAGTGGTTCCGGTCATGGCTCAAACGCTCCGAATCACGTGGAATTCGCCAGCGCTGGCGGCCGGGATGAGCGCGTAACCGTCGCCCATCACCAGCTCGTGCCACGCGGCTGCCCAATCGATGCAGTTATGCGGCCAGCGAAGTTCGGCGTCGATTGCGCACAGCTCCTCCGCCAGCTCCTCCGCGTAGGTAGCGCCCGCGCGCTCCTCGCTCCAGCCGCTAGCGGTTCCGCAGTAGGCATCGCATAGGTCTTCAGAGTCAATGCCGTGGGCGTCGAGCTCCTGCAGCAGTCGCGCGACTTCGGCCGGCGTGCCGTCGGGATCAATGCCGCGCTCCTCCAGCGCGTCGAGCCACTCCTCAGTGAGCCAGAAGCCGCAGTCGCTGGAGTCGCCGGCGTGGCCGCCGAAGTAAAAGCCGACGGGCGCAAGGGCGCCCAGCAGTTCTTCTGTGGCGCTGAGCGCGTGCCATGCGGCTTCGGTTGGCTCAGTGCCCACCAGCTCATCGGCGCGATTGGCAAGGGCGGCGACTTCGGCCCGGTCGTACTCGCCCAGCTCAGCGCCTTCAACGCCCAGCTCGCGCAGGGCGTCGAGCGTGCGCAGGTACGCGGCCGCTAGGTGATCAGGGCGCAGCGTGCCGTGAGAGCACTGCCAAGGGAAGCGCTGCAGTTGTGCGTGGGTGTAGGTCTGCATGATCAGTAACCGGTAGCGGTGGAAAGAACGGGCGCCGGGCGCGTGGCACAGTGGGCGGCGCTCCGGCCAGCGGCCGCGGCTTCCGCGGCGCACCGGCGATGGGCGAGGGCGCAAGCGGCTGCACCAGCGGTGGTGACGGCGAGGGCGCAAGCGCTAACGGCGAGGGCAGCACCGGCGAGGGCGCAAGCCGCGTAGGTAGTGGGGCGCATCGGCTTAGGCCCCAGCAAGGGCGCGTTGCACCGCGTAGCGGCTGCACCCCAGGCGGTCCGCTATGGCGCGCTGCGATGCACCGGTGCGCGCGATCCGGCGAATACGTTGCGGGCGCGATTCTGTGGCCCAAAGGATCACGATCAGTGGGAGCAACAGCAGAACCGTTGCCCACGCGAGGGCGCAAGTAAACATGTGTCTTGTGCAGTGGGAATGTGAGCCGCCCCGCGCAAAGGCAGGGCTGAAAAATTTTTCGCGGCGCAGAATGCTGCGCGATTTCAAATCTTTCAAGCTCAAGCTCGACTCTACCTATTGAGAGTTAAGCGGCTTCCCGCAGCACGGTGCTGCACCGCAAACGTTGATATCTCTTAACACTGTGTCCTGCGTACCTGCTGCAGTGGCAGTTACGCAGGACTGGACACGCTGCACCGCAACGGATCCGGGAGATTCGGCACCGCAGCGCTGGACACCAGCTACAGGCGCCCGGCGCCCACTCACCAGCAGCCCCACCCCCACACAAAGGCCGCAGCGCGCCAGGGGAACACTCCCTACCTCCCACCTGCAGCACCAAAATCCGCCACCTCTAAATAGGTAGCGCTCACTCAGAGCTCCAGGTCGGCCTATTTAGCCCTCCCCCACCCTCGGTTCCACCCCCAACCGCCCCTTCGTACCCTATGTATAGAACTGCGTTTGGGTGTAAGTGGGAATTCTTGGCATTGTTCCGGGCGGAAAGTGCCTCGATGCGCCCATCGCCGTCGACACCCGCTGCAGCACCACCTACACCGCCCTACGCGACTCCATCTACGAGTCCCTTCTGCCGCACCAGCGCGCCTTCATCGACGACACCGACCACCTGCTCCTGGGCTTATGCGCCGGTTTCGGCGCCGGCAAGACCGTCGCCCTGTGCGCCAAGGCTGTCTTTTTGGCGATGGACAACCCCGGCAAGGTCGGCGCCGTCTTCGAGCCCACGTTCCAGATGGTCCTCGACGTGTGGGTCCGCAGCTTCGACGAGTTCCTAGACCGCTTCAACATCGAGTACGACTACCGCGCCAGCCCCCAGCCCGAATACACCCTCCACCTCCCCCACGGCCAATGCACGATCCTCTGCCGCACCCTCGAAGCAGTAAACCGCATCCGCGGCACCAACCTCGCATTTAGTTTGGCCGACGAAATCGACACCAGTAAGTATGAAATAGCGCAAAAGGGCATGGAGATGATCCTCGCCCGACTGCGAGGCGGCACACACCCCCAGTTCGCCATGGCGTCCACGCCTGAGGGCTACGGAATGATGTGGCAAACGTTCGACCAAAAGGCCGGCCCCGACCGCCACCTCATCCGCGCCAAAACGCTCGACAACCCCCACCTCCCCCCAGGTTTCGTCGACTCCCTCTACGCCAACTACCCACCCCAGCTCCTCGCCGCCTACCTCCAGGGCCACTTCACCGCCCTCGACAAAACAACGGTCTACAGCTATTTCGACCGCGACGTGCACTGGAGCGACGAAGAAATCCGCGCCGACGACATGATCTACGCGGGATGCGACTTCAACGTCGGCACCTGCTTCATCGAAATCTGCATCCGCCGCGGCGACGTGTACCACTTCCTCACCGAATTCCACGTCAAGGACACGCCCACCATCGCCACCCGCCTCAAGGAGCAATACGGCGACCACATCGACCGCGGCCTCCTCACGGTCGTCCCCGACGCCGCCAGCAAGCACCGCACCACGACCAACGCCAGCGAAAGCGACCTCGCCATCCTCAAGCGCCACGGCCTCCGCATCAAGATCCAAAACGCCAACCCCCTCGTCGAGGACCGCGTCAACGCCGTCCAGATGCTCCTGCTGCACAACCGCCTCCGCATCCACCCCAGCTGCAAATACCTCATCCGCGCCCTCGAAACGCAGACCTACAACCAAAAAGGCACCCCCGACAAATCAGGCACCGGCCTCGACGACAAATCCGGCCCAGTCGACGCCATGGGCTACGTGATCTACAGCCTCGCCGGCCTCCGCCGATACCAAACCGGCGGCAGCAACTTCCAGTTCAAGTAAGCGCCGGTGCGCGCGCGGAATCCTAGGCAACAAAGCGCTTGTAGTTGTAAGTGGCGGCCACCAACAGCACCTACACCGGCTACGACTTCACCGCCGCCCGCAAATTCACCCCCCTCCCCGCACTCGCCCCACCCGGCGCGGCCGACGACCCCAGCGTCCACAGCGCCGCAGTGCTCTCCATGCTCCCCAAGTGGGACCCCATCAACGTCTGCATGGGTGGCACCAGCGCGCTCCGCGCCGAAAGCCGCCGCCTAATCCCCCAGGAACCCCGCGAGGACGACAGCGCCTACCAGCGCCGCATCTACCACGCCGTCCTCCCCCCATTCCTCCAGCGCCTCGCCAGCCAAGCCGCCGGCCTCATCCTGCGCAAGGGCATCCAACTCCAAGGCGACCCCTACTGGGAGCAATGGGCCAACAACGTCTGCGGTGACGGCACCACCCTCAACAGCTTTGCGCGCCAACAACTCGAAACCGCCCTGCTTTACGGCCACAGCAGCGCCATCGTCGACTACGACCCCACCCCAGCCCGCACGCTCGCCGACCTCCGCACCCGTCGCAGCGCCCCCTACCTCATCCACGTCCACCCCCAAACCATCCGCGGCTGGCGCACCCACAACAACAACCCCCAAGCCGAACTCACCCAAGTCCGCATCCACGAGCTCGCCCTGCGCGACGTAGGCCGCTTCGGCGAAGAACAGGTGGAGCAGATCCGCATTTTGGAGCCCGGCCGCTACGAGCTCTGGCGCAAGGACACCCCCGGCACCTGGGTGCTCTACGAAAGCGGTAACACCGACCTCGACCGCCTCCCATTCGTCACCGTCTACGGCAACCGCAGCGCCACGCTCCTCAGCGTCCCACCCCTGCTGGAAGTCGCCTACCTCAACATCGCCTACGCCCAGCGCTTCTGCGACTACATGCACAGCGTCCACGTCGGCTCAATGCCGATCCTGACGCTGCGCGGCTTCGACCCCGACTCCGAAAGCCCCCTGGGCATCAGCGTCAACACCGCGCTCCTGCTCCCAGTCGACGGCGGCGGCGAATTCATCCAACCCACCACCGACGCCTTCGACAGCCAACTGAAGTGCTTAGAGGCGCTGGAAGAGCAAATTTCGCGCCTCGGCATCAACACCCTCACCCGCCAAAACACCACCAACGCCGCCGCGGAATCCAAGCGAATGGACCGGATCGACAGCGACTCGATCATGGCCCTGATTAGCGCCGACCTCGCCAACGCCCTCACCTCCATGCTCGAAGTCGCCGCCCAATACGTCGGCCTCGAGCCCCCGCAAGTCGTCATCGAACAGGACTACGACAACAAGCTCCTCGACGGCAACTCCATCACCGCCATGCTCCAGCTCTTCATGCAAAACGCCATCAGCCAAGAGACGCTGCTCGACGTGCTCCAGCAAGGCGAAGTCCTCCCCGCAGGTTTGGACATCGACGAAGAAGTCACCCGCACCCGGGACTACATCAACGAGCAAAACACCGCCCTGGGCCTCGACCCCCTCGCCATGGACCCCGACGCCCTGACGCGCACCAACGCCGCCCGCGCCGGCCAGGGCGAATCCATGTCAAGCCAAACCCTCCCCACCCCCATGCGCCCCGGCCGCAACCCCGCCTAACGGCCAACAGCCATGCGCCACCACCCCCGCGAGGAGCGCACCGGGCACTTTCTCCCGCGTAGCGCATGACCCCAGACGAGTACCTGTACGCCAGCGAAGCTGCGCTCCGGCGCGACGAAAAGAGCGTCGAGGACGACACCCGCGCCCTCCTCATCCTGCTGCTCTGGCGTTTCCGCCAATCGCTGATCGCCAGCCTCCCCGACACCGGCATCGGCCGCCAGCTCATCCTCAACTCCCTCCTCGCGCCGTTAGCGCTGGAGCTCGAGACCTACGCGCAGCGCTTCCGCAGCATCCTCCTCACCCGCCTCGAGTTCGTCGACGAGGAACACTCGCGCCGCGCCGCGGACTACGCCGCCCTCGCCATGACGCTGCGCGACTACCGCCCCCGGCGCGGCGACGCACTGCTCGGCACCGCCCGCAGCGGCGGCCGCTCGCTCCTTGCGCTCTTCGCCCCCGACCCCCGCACCGGCCTCAGCCCCTTCACCGCCGCCCACCTCCGCGTCATCCGCGCCAAGCTCATCGCCGCCGTCATGCGCGACGACCCCACGATTGAAATCGCCCGCACGGTCGTCGCGGAGCGCGTGCGCCAGGGCTTCATCCAACCCATCAACTCCCGCGGCACCCTCTACAGCGCCCTGCGCAACCGCGACACCGCCCTCATCGCCAACGCCATCTGGGAAGTCAGCGGCCAAGCCGAGCGCGCCGTCTTCGAGCGCCAGGCGTACCTCACAGGGCGCCCATTTGTGCTGGAGGCGACGGGCGCGCCGGCGTTTGCGAGCTCCGGCTGGCAATGGCACGCAATCCTCGACCCCAAAACCTGCCCGATCTGCCGCCCCCTCGACGGCCTCACAAGCCCCCGCTACACGGGATTCCCTTACGTGCCCCCCGTCCACCCCCGCTGCCGATGCCGCATCCTCCCAATCCCGACACCCGCCCCGGCTAATTAACACGCAGTGACGGCAACTTAGTGCGTCCCCATACACAACCCCATGCCTGAGCAAGTCGTGGGGACTCCTCCCGTGGAGGAGTCAGTTGAGTCCGTGACTCAACAACCCGCCGCCCCCGCGAACGACGACCTCGCTGCACTTCGCGCCAAGCTCGAACTCGTTCAAAAGGACAACTTGAGCAAAGGCGAAGCCAACCGAACGCTCAACGAGCGCCTCGGCGAAAGCGAGAAACGCCTCCGCGAACTAGAGGGCAAGCTCAAGACCACAACACAACAAACCCTGGAATCCAGCGGTGAGTACAAACAGTTGTGGAATGACGCCACCGCCGAGAACGCCCGCCTGGTGCAGCGCATCAGCGACCTCGAAGCCCAGCTCAACGAGAAAGACAGCGCCATCAGCGCCGAACGTCTCCGCGCCACCGCGATCAACGCCATCAGCGCCGCGAACGCTTTAGCGCCCGAGCAGCTCTACGGCCTTCTCGCCCCCCAGCTCCGCGACTCCCACGGCACCCCCGTCGTTGTCGTCAACGGCATCGAGCACCCGCTCGACGCTCACCTACAGACCCTGCGTTCTGCGGGCAGTGGCTGGGACCACCACTTTGCGGCTGTTACAGCCCGAGGCATGGGAGCAACCGCGAGCGCCAGCCCCGCTGCCGGCACCCGCAACCCGTACAAGACCGAGAGCTTCAACCTCACCGAAGCCCTACGCCTTGAAGCGGACAACCCCGAGCTCGCCCGAGCCCTAAAGGCCGAGGCCGGCCGCGGGTAATTCACGGTAAACCCCGCAAATCAGAGCAATGGCCCAACAGAACATGGGCGGGACCTTCCTGTCCAACCTGGTCACCCGCCCCGAGTTCCTCCAGTACACCGCTGAGAGGATCTTCGAGCAATCCGCCTTCCTGCAGTCCGGCGTCATCACCCGCAACGCCGCCCTCGACGCCCGCGCCGGTGGCACCCGCGTGCGCGTACCCTTCTTCGACAACATCGGTGGCCTCACCGAGGAAGTCATCACCAGCGGCAACAGCTGGGGCACCTCCGGCGCCGGCTACCTCACCAGCCAGAACGTCACTGCCGACGAGCAGATCATGACGATTCTGCACCGCGGCTTCCAGTTCGCCACCGACGACCTCAGCCGGCTCGGCTCGGGCGCTGATCCCCTTGGCCACGTCGCCAACCAGCTGGCCGGCGCCATCGCCCGGAAGAAGAGCGCCACCCTCCTAGCCCAGCTCGGCGGCCTCTTCGGCAACATCGCCGGCTCCGGCGTACTCGGCGGCAACACCACCGATGTCACCGGAACCACCACTGCCACCGCCAGCAACTACCTAACCGCCGCCAATGTGGTGACGGCCAAAGCGAACCTGGGCGAGCGCTCTAGCGAGCTGACCGCCATTGCGATGCACAGCAATGTCGCTCACTACCTGGAGCAAACCGGCTACCTGCAAGTGCAGGTCAGCGGCAGCAGCCTCTCCGCCGCCAGCGGCCTCACCGGCGTCAGCTACAACACCTTCGCCGGCCTGCGCGTCATCATCGACGACCAGCTCGGCGTGATCAGCGGCGGCACTGCCACCCACCTGAACAAGTACCCCGTGTACCTGTTCGGCGCAGGCGTCATCGCCGAGGGCGTCCAACAAGAGCTGCGCGTCGAAACCGACCGCAACAAGAGCTCCTTCCAGGACCTCCTGATCTGCGACTATCACTACGGCTACCACGTAGCCGGCACCAAGTGGTCCGCCGCCGGCGACAACCCCACCAACGCCACCACCAGCGGCAACCTGGGCGCCACCGGCTCCTGGGGCCTGGCCTACACCGACGTGCGCAACGTCCCCCTGGTGCGCCTCCTGGTCAACACCCCCTTCGACACCGGCGTCTACGCCTGATCACCCCAGACACAGCAAAGCCCCCTCAAACCGGGGGCTTTTTTTATGCGCTTTATCCCTCAGCACTAATCCGCGCCTGCTCCTGCCTCTCAAACACCCCAATCGTGTCCACCGACATCTTGTAGCTCTGCAACATCACCTGATTCACCAACACATAACTCAACTCCAACCGCTCCGCAATCTCAGGCACCGTCGCCCCCGCCTCTTTCATCTCCCGAATCTGCGGCACAACATCTTCCCACTTCCGCACCCCAGCAACACCCACCTCCTCCTTCTTCGCCACTTTCTTCTTGGGCGCCTTAGCGCAGGCTGCGGTGTCTTGATCGCTCATGTTGCGGGTGCGATTACAACCGAAGTTGCCCCGGAAAGCTCGGATAAAGCGCCCAAGCGATGCCTGCGCCCACGATTGTTGCGACCGCCGGCGCCACCAACGCCAACAGCTACCTCAGCATTGCCGGCGCTGACAGCATCGCGGACGGCATGGTCGGCACGCTCACCTGGAGCACCGCCACCAGCGACAACAAAGCCCGCGCCCTCATCACCGCCACCAACGGCATGGAGACCCTGGGCTGGATCGGCACCCGCGCCAGCACCACGCAGGCCCTGGCCTGGCCCCGCTCCGACGCCAGCTGCGGCGACAAAACCATCACCGCCACCGAAATCCCCCGCGAACTTGAACTAGCCACGTTTGATCTAGCCAACGCGCTACTCGGCGACCCCACTTTGTTGCGCAACTCCCCCACCACCGCCGCCCTCGTCACCGGCATCCCCAACCGCGACCTCAAGCGCCTGAAGCTCGACGTCATGGAGCTCGAGTGGAACACCAACGCGGGCAACAGCACCACGAAAGCCGCCACCCCCCTCACAGTCCTCCCCCACCTGGCCACGATCCTCGGCTGCCTGACCACTAGCAACACCGGCGGTGGCATCGG